TCTTACAACTCGCTGACCCTGTAAGGAGAGAAACATGGCTCTCGCCCTAAACAAGATCCTGATCGCCGGTGCTAATAGCAACACGGCTGGTGCTTACTTCACCACTCAGACTCTGATCGCTCCCGCAACCGTTGCCGGTAACGTAGTTCCTGCTGGCGTATATCTGATGTTCCCCACACTGAACAGCCAGATCTACGCTAACAACGGAACTGCGTTGGTTTTGCTGACCCCAGCAAACACTGGTGGCGTGCTGATCAGTGACGGTGTGAACGTAGTTGCCAACTCGACCACGACTGCAAACACCATCACCTTCTTGACGGTGAACGGTGGTTTGACTGCAAACTCCACGTTTACTAGCTAAGGAGTAAACATGGCGAACGCAGATGCAGTTGGAGCAAACCTGCCAGACTCTTTTGGTAACTATGCAATAGCACGTGCCAGCGGAGTCTCTTTGGCAACGGCTGGAAATGCGGTAGTGGCTATCCCGTTCTTTGGAGGCGGCCTCACAAATAGTGGGTCGCTAACAGGATCTGGAGAGGTAATTATTCGTCGGGTTACGTTACAGAACGCAAATGCTAACGCATCTTTGGCTAACGTGAATATCACGACATCCAATGATGGCAACACTAGCAATGCGGTTGTAGCAACAGTCTCATTAGCAAATTTGACTGCTGTTAACAGGTTCCAAGACCTAACGATTGCCAGCCCTTACGCACTGACCACGGTAGTCAACGGAGCGAATACCTCGGCATTGTATTTGAACGTCACCAACGCGGCATCGGCCATTGTTGACATTCGTATCTACGGTGACTCGGTATCGTTCTAATGGAAGTCTATGTAACCAACTGTAGTGACACCGACCTGGCTGATCGTCATGCCGGTGTTGACTATAAGTTTAAAAAAGGTGTGCCTACGTCAGTTCCTATCGAGGCTGCTAGGCACATCTTTGGTTACCAAGATAATGACAAGCTCCCATACGCAGTCCGTCTGGGTTTTGCAACCCACTCGTCGGATGTTGAAATCGGACTTGAACGGTTGGCTATGTTTCGCATCGGCCAACATTCAGCGCAGGACCGCATTCCCTCGGCGGTAGGCGTAGTACCCCTACCCGTCAAAAAAGTAGGGGTAGGGGGAAAAGTCTCTTGAGGGTTATAATAGGCAACTATGGCAACCCTAAATTCGTACATCACAGACGTTCGCAGGCTTCTACACGATGCCAATGGGAACTTCTGGTCTAACGATGAGATTACGGATTACGTCAATGATGGGCGTGAAAGGGTAGTCCGAGACACTGGTTGTCTGCGTACCCTGCAAATTTCTGCTACACCACTCGCACCAGACGGCACAGCCGCAATTATCTGGTCTGCTGGGCTTGTTGTTACCGCAGGACAGTACATATTTTCAAATATCTTTATCTACCAAGTAACAGTAGGTGGGACGCTGGGGACTACGCCTCCTCCGTATCCCGCTTCTGGATATAATTTTCCTCCGTCAACGGCTTTTACCAACGGCACAGCCAGTTTGCTGTACGTCCAGAATGCAGAAGTTATCCCGTTTTCGTCGTTACCTAATGGTTCGCAGACTCTGGATGTACTCAACCTGACGATCTACTGGGGAAATTCTAGGATTCCTCTGCGTTACCTTCCCTGGACAAACTTCAACGCCCAGTTGCGGTACTGGCAGAACTACGTTGGACGGCCCGTGTGCTTCTCAACGTATGGTCAATCTCAAATTTACATATCACCTATCCCTGACCAGTCCTATAGCATAGAAGTGGATAGCGTAGTATTGCCTACCGCATTGTCTCTGAACACTTCTGCCGCACCTGACACCATCTTAGACCCGTACACCGTTCCTGTGGCGTTCTACGCGGCCTACAAAGCAAAGTACAAAGAACAAAGCTACGGGGAATCTGAGATTTTTCTCCAGCAATACAATCGTCAAGTTCAGAGTGTGTTGAATTCTGTGTTTACACGCAGAATTCCGGACCCTTATAGTAGCCCTTACTAACATGGCCTCTCAAGAACAGAAAAAATCATATGCTGTTCTCAAGAAGTTCCGTGGGCTAAACACCAAGGCCAACCGGACTGCGATCAGCGAAGACGAGTTCTCTTGGATAGAGAACGCGATGCCTATTGGCGACGCCAACATCAAGATTGTTCCTGCTCAAGAAGCCGTTAGAGACAGCACTGGCAATGTTGTTGTCTTTGCGAACACAACATCTTATTTAACATCCACAAATATCAATGTATCTGACTACATAGTCAGTTTTGAAATAGACGGTCGAGCGCAAGCGTTCAATCTGAACAGTAATGTGACCAGTAATGTGGCCGTTACAAGCACATTCGGCAACGCAAACGTCAGTGCTGCCCAGTGGAAGAACGAAAGACTGATCATTGCTGATCCAGATAAGGGATTGTCCAGTTGGAATGGAGCAAACGTAGTTTCTATAGGATCTGTTGGCCTGATAGCAGTGTCAAACCCAGGTTCTGGGTACACATCTGCACCTAACGTAGTGATCAGTGCACCAAATGATGCTAACGGGGTGCAAGCAGTAGCTACAGCAACAATTGTCACCGGATCTGGTGGCATAAGATCTATTTTTGTCACTTCTGGTGGATCTGGATACACGGCTGTACCTGATGTCACCATTGGCGCTCCCAATATTCCAGGCGGCACACAAGCAACAGCCGTGTGTAGCATTAGTGGTGGACTTGTCGTTGCTGTATCAATGATCGAAAACGGATCTGGATACACCACAATACCTAGTGTGACCTTTTCTAGCGGTGCTGCTACAGCAACAGCCGTTATTTCTACTGGTGGCGTCAACAGCATAAGTCTGACAAACGCTGGAAGTGGATATACCACTCCTCCTACCGTTACTTTTACCGGAGGTGGAGGGTCAGGTGCTAATGCTATAGCCCAGATCGTTACGTTCAAGACCGGCACAGTCAGCATTTTGCTCAACAACGGTGGCTCTGGCTATACGTCAGCACCAACGGTGGCTATCAGCGGCGCCAACACCACTCCAGCTACTGCTACAGCTATCGTGCTCGGGAATACTGTTTCATCAATTGTGATGACAAACCCAGGAGCTGGTTACACAACAGCCAATGTGACTATTTCTGGTGGTGGCGCAACGGCTAATGCCACTGCTACAGCGGTAGTCAATACAGACCAAATTGTTTCTGTAGCAACCTTTTCAGGCCGTGTCTGGGTGGCCGCAGGTAGAACCGTCTATTACTCATCGGCAGACTCGTACAGCGACTTTACAAGCGTTTCTGCGGGGTCTTTAACTCTCAAAGACTCTACGTTGAACGGGAACATTCGGGCGCTGCTGTCTGCCAACAACTTTTTGTACATTTTTGGTGATACAAGTATCAACGTCTTCTCCGACGTTCGAGTTGATACGAACGGTCAGACGCTTTTTACCAATACCAACGTATCGGCAAGCGTAGGGACCAAGCGCATCTACGCTATTTTCCCGTTTTTCCGCTCTGTGTTGTTCATGAACGATTATGGGATCTATTCTCTTGTTGGTTCTACTACCAGCAAGTTGTCAGATCCTCTTGACGGAGTGTTTACATACATTGATTTCTCAAAACCAGTCACTGGTGGGCAAGTTCTACTGAATAACATTCTATGCGCGGCATTCAACTTCACTTACAACGACCCGGAAAGTGGAGCGAGACAGGTCCAAGCGGTGTTCTTCGAGAAGAAATGGTTTATCACATCCCAAGGCACGTTAAATTACATCACTTCCGTCCCTTTGTCAGGGATGATAAATGCCTACGGCGTAAGCGACCGAACTCTTTACAAGCTATACGCTAACAGCACAGCCAATATTTCCAGCATGGTGCAAACGGCGCTCATGCCTATGGGAGATCCTATCCGCACGAAACAAGCATTGAAGTTTGGCGTAGAGTCAACCTTCAACAAAGGTGCAACAATCTACGTTACGGTTGATAGCGAACTAGGATCAAGTCCTGAGTATGCTTTGACAAACTTTGTCACTTGGACAAACAATGCAAGCAACGTAATTCCGTGGTCAAATAGCTCCAATACTATAATTAATTGGGTAAACGGTTACACCTACTATCTTTACAAGTCGGATGCGCAACAGTATGGCAAGTATTTAGGGTTGACAATTACAGGTAGCGCACCTGCTTACACTTACAATACGTTTGAATTTGAACACGAATTAAGAGTAAGGTTCTAAAATGCCAGTCGCATACCAATTTGCCAACGCAACAAATACAATACCGCTTTCTCAGTTAGATGCTAACTTTGCGACACCGATCACTCTGGGTAATACTAGCATCCAGCTAGGTAATTCGGTTGGTACGCTCAACAACATTACGTTGGCTAACGTAACCATCACCAGTGGAAACGTAGCATTTACAAATGTGACGGTAACAACTGCTAATGTCACTACTGCAAATATTGCAAACCTAGTTGTCACTGGCACTATTAGCCTTTCTTCTCCCATTCCTGTTGCCAGTGGAGGCACTGGAGTCACGTCTAGCACCGGAACTGGATCAAACGTACTCAACACAAGTCCTGTTATAACCAGCCCAACACTCATTACGCCTGCGTTGGGTACGCCCACATCAGGGAATCTTGTAAACGCTGTTGGATTGCCTCTGACCACTGGTGTTACCGGGACTTTGCCAGCAGGCAACGGAGGAACAGGACTTGTTTCTCCAGGAACTACAGGGAATGTTCTGACCAGCACCGGATCTGCGTGGATTTCTACCAATCCTGCTGCTGGAACTGGTGTAACCGCAATATCTTTCGGGTCAACTGGCCTGACGCCCTCTACATCTACTAGTGGGAACGTAACGGTTGCAGGAACTCTGGCAGTGGCAAGCGGAGGAACGGGCGTTGCCGCTAGTACTGGTACGGTTGCAGTAGTTCTTAACAACAGTCCGATCATCACAAGTCCAACTCTTATTACTCCTGCTCTTGGGACTCCAACATCAGGCAGTCTTGTTGCAACAACGAACATTCCTGTTGCAAATGCAACTGGCACGTTGCTTGTTGGCAATGGCGGTACTGGTCTTTCGTCACTCACTGCTAACAGTGTGTTGCTGGGCAACGGGTCATCGACAATACAATTTGTTTCACCCGGAAGTAGCGGCAACGTATTAACGTCTGACGGTACTACTTGGTCATCTTCTGCGCCTTCCGGTGGTGGAGGCGCAATGACGTTAATTAGCACCTTGACTGCAAGTGGTAGTTCTTCTTTAGCTTGGACAGGA